AAAAAGGAAAGCACCCAAGCGGCCTCACATGGGAACGATGGAACTGGCCTTTCAAAACCGCAGATGAGCGAAAGTTAGTAGCCAAATACTTTAAGAAAACTGCCAAACAAGAAACGAAAAACATGAAGGAGAAAGTATATGAATCGGAGCCAGCATTGCTATGAGCCGAACCATCAATACCCAAGACCTGTTGCAACTTATCCATCAAGCAACAAGTCTGCAAGACCTAGACAAATCAGAAGACTTGTCCAACTTAATCAACACGGCGGTGGCGATCATGGCGTTAAGCATCCGAAGAAAGTTTGTGGTATGTAGCGACATACAAAGCGAAGCAGTAGAAGAACTAAAAATGTACGTACGTAACCGCAAGTAGAGAATAACCATGACAAAAGCAAACGACATACAAATTGGCGGGGATCACTACAAAAACATGGGAGTCGAACCGTGGGATGTAGTGGACACTTGGCCTATTGACCAACAGATTGGCTACTACCGTGGCGGGGCATTGAAGTACGTCATGCGCATGGGTACAAAAGATGAAGAATTACAGGAGATTAAAAAAGGCAAACACTACATAGATAAACTAATTGAAGTTTTGGAGAACGAACATGCTAGATCCTGAAATTGTTGCGGAATTTAAAGTGCGCAAAATCGAAAACGGTTTTCTAGTGCACTTTGGGAACTACGAAACTCAACCATACAAAACAATGTTTGGGGCAGACCTTGCATCAGTAGGCGACTTAGTAATTAAATATCTTGTTGAACAACGTTTGGAGAATTAATCATGGCACAAATTCAAATTAGTGAATCACTTAAAGACGAACTGGAAAGTATCGCGGCTGAGAATTTTCGCACTGTCGAACTGCAACTTAAGTTTTGGGTTAACCAAGCAGGCGGTACAGTAAAAGCCCCTGTCGAAAAGCCTAAGCGGATTACAATTGTCCGCAAGAAAGTTGCGTGGACACCTGAGAAACGAGCAGCGCAGCGCAAACGCATGGAAGCCTTGTGGAAGTCTGGCAAGATTAACCGAAACACAAAAGACGATTTTGACCGCGCAGTCAAAGGCAAATATGACGACTAACCTTATCACCATTGACTTTGAAACGTACTACGACAAGGACTATGGGCTCAAAAAATTAACTACCGAAGCCTACATCCGAGACGAGCGTTTCGAAGTCATTGGGGTTGCTGTAAAAGTCAATGACGAAAAGCCGACTTGGTGTAGCGGATCTCACTCCGAGGTCAAGGCGTTCCTGTCGCAGTTTGGTATTGAGGAGTCTTATCTACTAGCCCACAACATGGCTTTCGATGGGGCTATTCTCAATTGGCGTTTTGGGATCAAGCCAAAGTATTATCTCGACACGCTCAGTATGGCGCGACCTATCACAGGTTTAACAGTCGGTGGTTCGCTTGACAAACTGGTCAAACAATTCAATCTTGGCGAAAAAGGTAAGGAAGTACTTAACGCCATCGGTAAGCATCTACGAGACTTCACGCCCGAAGAAATGCAAGCCTACGCAGGCTATTGTATAAACGACGTGGAACTTACGTACAAGTTGTATCAAACACTGCGCGAGTACTCTACTCCAAGGGAACAATATATTATTGATTTAATGCTCAGAATGTTTATTGATCCTGTGTTGCAAATTCGGGAAGACGTACTTGAGCAGCATCTTACAAACATACGCACGAAAAAGCAGACCTTAATGGAGCGTATCGACGCTAGCATCGGCAGGGATAACTTGATGTCTAATCCGCAGTTTGCCGAGGTGCTAAAAAAGTTAGGCGTTGAACCGCCCACAAAAATTAGTTTGCGCACCGGAAAGGAAACATATGCCTTTGGTAAGACCGATGTGGAGTTCAAGGCTTTGCTGGATCACGAAGACCCCCGAGTCCAAGCGGTCGTGTCGGCGCGGCTTGGCGTCAAATCGACACTTGAAGAAACGCGTACTGAATCGTTCATTGCCATTGCCAAGCGAGGTGCGCTCCCTATACTACTCAATTATTACGGGGCACATACTGGTCGAGCAAGTGGTGGGGACAAAATCAATCTTCAGAATCTTCCCCGTGGAGGTGCTCTCCGAAAATCCATATCTGCTCCGCAAGGTCATACCTTGGTCGCGTGTGACTCGTCACAAATTGAAGCGCGCGTTGTTGGTTGGCTCGCAGGGCAAGATGATCTGGTTGAAGATTTCCGTAACGGGGTTGACATCTACTCGAAGTTCGCAAGTTCCGTTTATGGACGTCGGATTGATAAAGCCATCGACAAGGTGGAGCGTTTCGTCGGCAAGACCTGCATCCTAGGGTTGGGCTACGGCATGGGCCGTGACAAGTTCAAGCAGACGCTCAAGATCGGACAAGCCGGTATCTCTGTGGATTTGCCTATCGAAGACGCAGAACGCATAGTAAAACTCTATCGGGAGAAGTACGCATACATTGCCGCTTTGTGGAAAGAAGCAGATACTGCCCTCACTAAAATGACTAGCGGGTATGAGTATGAGTTTGGTACTGGTGTCAAACTTAAGTGCATAGGCGAAAAGATATGGCTCCCCAATGGCATGTTCGTCTACTACCCTAACCTACGCAAAACATCGGAGGGGTTTGTCTACGACGGGCGGTATGGCCCAGTCAATATTTACGGCGGGAAAGTTGTGGAAAACGTAGTCCAAGCCTTAGCCCGAATTATTGTGTTCGGACAAATGGCAAAAATAGACCAAGCCCTGCTCAAGCAAGACACATCGGAATACAGATTTAAGGTTGTGCTGACCGTACATGACGAGGTTGTCGCCTGTGTTCCGACTGGGTTTGCCAAGGCGTGTTTATCCCTTATGGAGTCTATAATGCACACCCCTCCCAAGTGGGCAGAAGATTTACCTGTTGCATGCGAGGGTGGTTTCGCTGATAATTATGGAGACGCGAAATCGTAGAAACACGGTTTGGCGCATAACCATTTGGAGATCCCATGCAAGCGTGGACGTATTCGCACCTAGATAAATTTGAGACTTGTCCCAAGCAGTTCTACCACGGCAACGTGGCTAGGGATTACGTTAGTCAACCCACAGAAGCAACCAAGTGGGGTGAACGTGTACACACGGCGTTTGAAAACTGGATCAACGAAGGCACACCCCTGCCTGAGGGTATGACGCAGTGGCAACCCATTGCAGACAAGATTGCTGCTATGCCGGGAGAAAAAAATGCAGAAGGTAAGATTGCTATTGACAGAAACTTTAAGCCTGCCCCGTGGAAGGAAGCGTGGAGTCGGGGCATTGCTGACTTGCGTATTAAGTACAACAATACTGGGATTGTTATTGACTACAAAACCGGCAAGCGCAAACCCTCAGAGCAACTCGCCTTGTATGCAGCCTTCGAGTTCGCTCACGATCCTAGTCTCGAACAAGTCTCCACGGCTTACGTGTGGCTCAAAGAAAAGAAAATTGACAGAACCACGTACTTACGTAGTGATGTCCCCGGAATATGGCAAGAATTACTCCCACGGGTAAAAAAACTGGAGTCGGCCTACGAACGGGATTCGTGGCCTGCAAAGCCAAGCGGTCTATGCCGAGGGTGGTGTCCTGTTAAAACGTGCATACATTACAAGGAGAAAGCATGACCCCCGAAGGAAAAGTTAAAGAGGCCGTTAAACGGCTTCTCAAAGAGCGTAAAATTTGGTACTTTATGCCTTCGGCTAACGGGTTCGGGAAGGTAGGAATACCGGACATAATCTGTTGCTGCGACGGGAAATTTTTGGCGATTGAAACAAAAGCCCCCGGCAAGCGCAATAATACTACGGCTAATCAAGAACGTTGTATTGAAGATATTCGCACGGCACGGGGATGGGCGTTAGTTGTTGACGATGTAGAACAAGTAAGGGAATTTTTGGATGGCGGACATAGCAGACCAAGCAAATGATTTGGTGGAAATGAGTGACACACTTGCTATTAAAGAAGTGCGTGCAAGAAAACCTGACGCTCAAGAAACTGGGTTTTGCTTACTATGTGGCGAGCCAGTGGAAACAGGACGTAGATGGTGTGATGCAGAGCATCGCGATCGTTGGGAAAAAGAAAGGAAACGCAATGCGTGACTACAAAAAGGAATATCGTGAATACCATAGCAAACCCGAGCAGATCGAGAATCGATCGCAGCGAAATAAGGCGCGACGTACTCTTGAGGCACAAGGTCGTGTTCAGAAAGGAGACGGTCGAGACGTTAACCATAAGACCCCGATCAAGCGTGGTGGTGGAAATAGCCCCGGAAACTTGGAAGTTACTAGCAAAAAATCAAACCGTGGCTGGAGAAAAGGAAAAAGTGATTACAACCCCTGAGGAAAATAAATGGCTACAATCCTAAAGGACAAAAAAGCCGTAGTACTAAAACTAAAAGAACCAAACAGAGTTACCACAGTAATACCAACCGCTAAGTTAGTACGCCACAAAGGAATCGATCTTGTGGCTGTACCACATCGCCCTGACGAAACACGGGTGCTGCGAGCGTTAGGATATGAAGACATTCCTGATCCGCTTAAAACGCACTACGATTTCCCGTTGGCTAGTGGGCGGTTTACGCCATTTGCAGCGCAGATAGACACGGCGAACTTTTTATCCATGCACAATCGTTGCTTTTGCTTGAACTCGATGGGTATGGGTAAGACGGTATCTAGTCTGTATGCGTATGACTACATGCGGAAGTCTGGGTTAGTACGTAAAGCGCTTATAGTCTGCCCTCTGTCTACGATGGAACGGACTTGGGCTGACGAGGTTTTCAAGACTTTCCCCCACTTGGACGCTACAGTGTTATATGGCACGCGGGCCAGGCGAATCAAACTTCTCGGTCAAAATGCACACTTGTATATAATTAATACAGACGGACTAAAGACTATACAAGACGAGTTGGCTGCGAGAGAAGACATTGACTTAGTCATCGTGGACGAGATTGCTACATTTAGAAACTCAAGTACGACTCGCTGGAAGACTTTAAACACCATACTTAATAAGCAAAAAGTTACCCGTCGTGTATGGGCGCTTACAGGCGCTCCTACCCCAAACGCACCAACAGACGCATGGGCGCAGTGCCGTGTGGTAACACCAACAAACCCCGATTTGCCTGCGTACTTCGGTAAATTTCGGGACTTAACTATGAAACAACTAAGTCAATACAAGTGGGCCCCGCGAGATAATGCCGCAGACATTGTTAAGCAAGTCATGCAACCCGCTATACGGTTTGCCTTAGATGACTGCGTTGACTTACCCCCTCAAATTTTTATCAGCCGCGATGCGGAGATGACCGATGAGCAAAAGAAAGCCTACAAAGATATGGTATCCAAACTCGCTACTGAGTTCGACGGGGGACAAATCCTTGCCGTCAACGAGGCGGTTAAGGCAAATAAGCTGGTACAGATTGCCTGCGGAGTTGCCTATGCTGCTGATGGATCTACTCTCCACATTCCTTGCGAGCCCCGCATGGAAGTCCTTGAAGAAGCGATTGAGGAATCTGAAAGCAAAGTAATTGTGTTTGTGCCACTTACGGCAGTACTTGAGCAAGTAGTAGAACGGCTGTCTAAGAAATGGGAAGTTGCTGCGGTACATGGCGAAACATCCAAGCACAACAGAGACACTATTTTTCACCGTTTCCAAGACAAACAAGATTCTTTGCATGTTTTGGTAGCAAATCCGGGAACTATGTCGCACGGTTTGACTCTGACTGCGGCTACAAACATTATTTGGTTCGCCCCCATATATTCTAACGACGTGTACGAACAGGCTTGTGCCCGTGTTCGACGACCGGGGCAAACTAAAACCACAGTGATTGTGCATCTTGCGGGTTCAGAAATTGAAAGACGGATTTACCAACGGTTACAAACTAAACAAAAGCTGCAAGGTTTGTTGCTTGACATGATGAAGGAGGACAGTGAAAACCCCTAGACAACATACACACGATTTTGCTAGTATTAGCACCCCAGTTAGGAGAATAAAAAATGAAATTATCAGATTTAGTTGCGAAGTATATTGAAGCACGCGATCGGAAAGCCCGTCTAAAAGCGGACTACGATATGGCGGTTGGTCGCCTTGAACAAGTCATGGAAAAAATTGAAGTCAAATTACTAGAAGTGTTTGACCAGACTGGAATGGATTCTGTAAAAACAGAATTTGGCACGGCATACACATCTACAAGATCCTCTGCCAGTGTAGCAGATCGTGAAGCGTTTATGGAATTTGTTCGTAAAAAAGATGAATGGGCCTTACTTGAAGTGCGCGCAAGCAAGACCGCCGTTGAGCAGTACAAAGACGCACATTCAGACCTTCCACCGGGGATCAACTGGCGGGAAGAAAGAGTTGTAAACATTCGCCGTTCGGCGTAATATTGCTATCCCACAGGAGAATTAACAATGGCAAATATCATTCCGTTTGACTCGGGTAACGTACCTGCGTATTTAACAAACACCACCTCAGACTTTAACTCTGACTTAACCGCACACGCTAGCGGTGGGTTCCCAGTAATTTCCATCAAGGGCAAAGTATTTGCTGTTGTCCGCGATGGTGAGCGTAAAGTTTTGCCTAACCCCAAAGATCCCGACAGCCCCGCTACTTCGATTGATGTAGTAATGCTGAAGGCGAACAAAGGGACGTCGAAAGTGTTTTACGCTAAAGGCTATAGCGAAGGCTCTGAAGGCACAAAGCCTGACTGCTTTTCTAACGATGGCACGAAGCCTGATGCAAGTATTGAAGCGCCTCAATCACGTTCCTGTGCAGTATGCAAGTGGAATCAGTGGGGCAGCAAGGTGGGCGACAATGGCTCCACAAAAGGCAAAGCGTGTCAAGATTCCGTGCGTATGGCGATTGCTACACCTAATCTAGTCAACGACCCATATCTGTTACGTGTTCCTCCCGCTTCGATTCGTTCCCTTGGTGAGTACGGTCAGACGCTTGCAAAGCGCAATATGCCGTACAATGCAGTCGTTACCAAGATTGGTTTTGACATGGAGTCTCCGACTCCCAAGTTAACATTCAAAGCCATTGGTATGCTTGACGAAGCCACGTTTAATCAAGTACAAGACGTAGTAGCTGGCGATACAGTTGCTCAGATTCTCGGCTCAGGGTATGTTACTGAGGCTGTACATACTGAAGCGCCCGCAATAGCTGCACCCGTTCAAGAAGCACCTGCTCCCAAGCCTGCGGCGAAAAAAGCAACACCTGCTGCGAAACCTGCGGAAGAAGTGACTATTGACGGTTTGAATCTTGATGATTTGAACTTCGACGATTAACTGGGGTAGTAAAGATGCAGGGTGGAGAAGTGGTATCTCGTCAGGTTCATATTCTGAAGATCGTGGGTTCGATTCCCGCCCCTGCTACCACATTTTGGGAGTATCATAATGGCGTATGAAATAGAAGCGCGCAAAGTTGCGGGCGTAATAATTGAAGCAAACGAAGCACTAAATGGGAAGGGGTTTAATCATGGGGAAGTTATTCTCGGTTTGTCAGAACTTATTGGACGCATTATTGTTGAGTGTTCGGAAACTAGTATCCAAACTCAAGAACTTGTTAAGGTTGTAGAAACCCATCTAGCCAAGACCATTCAAATTGGCTCACAAGCGACGCAGAAAAGTTTGATTCAAGGGGTCTGATATGGACACCCTTGAGTTTTTGCGGGCCATCCTCCCGGAGGATGGCGTTAAGTTTCTTGCCCTCATAAATCCTGATGGGCGGGTAGCACATAGACCATACACCTCGCTTGAGGAAATGGCGAAATCGGTTGCGTACTGGGACTCAAAACCAGTGCAGGTTTACCATGCATGTGCTGCTTACCAAGCAGAATCAGTAGAAATTGATGGCAAAAAGAAGTACCGCAAACCTCTCAATTGGCTTAAAGCCAAAGCCTTTTGGGTAGATATTGACTGCGGTGAAGACAAGTTTGCTAGTGGCGAAGGCTACCTAACTAAGAAAGAAGCAGTTTCAGAACTAGGAAAATTTTGCCTAGAAACTGGCTTGCCTGTGCCAATGATTGTGGACTCAGGATATGGCATCCATGGATACTGGACTTTAGAAAAATGTATCCCATCGGATACATGGATCAAACTTGCTGAGGTTTTAAAAGCATTATTTACCCATCTACAATTTCGGGCTGACCCGACAAGAACTGCAGACTTTGCTTCAATTCTACGGCCTGTAGGGGCTACTAATAAGAAGTACGATTCGGCTAAACGGGTGAATACAAAAACGTCGGCAGTTGTAGTTGACCCCCGACAATTTGCTAAGTTGCTTAAAGACGCGCAAGTTAAGTTTCAAGTTGATGTTCAAGCGCCTAAACCAGTAAGTACCCTTAACGACGACTTAATTGCACATCTACCCCAAATACAGAATGTGCCTGCTTCGGCTGATCTTGTAGCAGATAAATGCGCTCAAGTTGCTTTGATGCGGGATACTCAAGGCGATGTTGGATACGAACATTGGCGCGGTGTGATTGGAATTATCAAGCACTGTGACGAAGGTATTGACCTAGCCCATAAATGGAGCGAGCGCAGAGAAGAAACTGGGCATACACAAAACGATGTTGATACAAAGTTTCACACTTGGAGTTCTCCACCGACAACGTGTGAGTTTTTCTCCAAGTGCAATCCAGCAGGGTGTATGGAATGCCCACACAAAGGCAAAATTAAAACGCCGTTAGTGTTGGGGCGCAAAGAACCAGAGCCAGAAGTAGCAGAGGTAGTTGCTTCTGTTGAAGGGAAAACAATTACGTTTCAAGTCCCTGAATTGCCGAAAGGCTATGGGCATGAAAATAATGTTATGAGCAGATACATGAAAGACAAGGACGACATAATGCATGCGTTCGTGTTTTCTAACAATCTGTTCTACCCTATCCATCGCATCTGTAAAGAGAATGGGGAGTTTAGTGTTGGTCTGCGTTTGCACTTGCCTGATAATCGAGTCCGGGATTTTGAAATTGACACACAGGTTTTAGCGTCGAACCAAAAAACAATCGAGGCCCTTGCCAAGTACGAATTAATACCGACGAATCACAAGGATTCTGCTATGAACATGACGGCGTATCTCCGTGACTCGCTTGAAAAACTTAAACGAGAAGCAGAGGAACTAAATACATACACAAATTTTGGATGGAAAAGCGATTACCAATCGTTCTTACTGGGCGATCGGCTGTACCACAAAGATGGCTCTCTCCGGAAAGTTTTAGTTGGTAGTTATGCCGAAGACAAGATTCAAGAGTTTCCGACACCGAACGGTGACCTAGAGGTGTATGCAGACGCGATTAACTTTCTGTACGCACGTCCGGGTATGGAGCATATGCAGTACATTGTTGCATCTACCTTCGGTTCAATCCTTACACCATTTTGTGACACGTTGTACAAAGGTATTGTGTTTGCCATTATCAGTAGCAAATCCGGTAAGGGTAAAACCACAACCTGCTACTCCGGGCTTTACGCATTTGGTGACGCAGACAAAATTGCCATAAAAGCAGAGCAGGCTACGATCAATGCTTTATACGCACACATTGGGGTGCATAACCACATCCCCGTACTGTACGATGAAGTAACAAACATCGAGGCCGAGACGCTTTCAAAGTTGTGCTACGCCGTTAGTTCGGGGCAAGAACGGCAACGTCTGACAACAGGTAAAGGTAGCGGAGTACGGTTTGCCGAGTCCCAGACTTGGGAAATGACTGTGTTTCTAACTGCCAATACAAACTTGCATTCGTTACTAGCCTCGCGGCAGAGCAATACCGAGGCTGAGGCAGTTCGTATGATTCAGGTGGACGTAGACCGTAGGCCACTGCCAAACATAGGCGCTGAGGTCGATGTAGCCATGAAACGGATTGCTTTAAACAAGGGCATGGCAGGCGAGGTATTTGTACAGTATGTAGTACAAAATCTTGACGACGTTATGAAGCGTCTTGGTAGCTGGGGTAAGCGGTTACAAGCAGATATTCCTGATGTTAAGTATCGTTTCTACCGAAGCCAAGCCATGACTGCTATGGTAGCGCTGGAGATTTGTAACGAATTGAAGATTGCTGCGTTTGATTCCGAAGGCGTGTATGCCTTTATCAAAACACTGTTTTTTGAATTGGCAAGCAACGTTCAAGAGCAAAATTCAATTACTTCCGAAGAAGCGTTTAACCGGATGCTTAACGAATTATCTGCTCGCGTTATGGTGACTACTGAGTACCGAGATGGTCGGGATGGACGTGGCCCCGAAGATTGTAACAGAATATACGGCGGACCTCCCGCTGGTCGTTACATCATGGGGTCAACTGCCACAAAGAACGATCAAATTTCTGGGAAATTGTTTTTAATTCGAAAAGAAATCTCTGATTGGTGCTTGCAACACCGCGTAGATTACAAGTCGCTGATGGACTACGCAGCCTCAGCAGGGGTTGCCAAGGAACTCAAAGACAAGTTTAACGTCGGTAGGGGTACTAAAGTTTCAGCAGGCCAGCATCGGTGTGTTGAAATCGATATGGTCAAACTAGAAGCGCAAGGCGTACATACGCCCAAACTTACAGTCCATACGGGATCTAAACTTGAAGGTAGCCAAACAGTAAATAGTTAGGGTATTATTGCTGTGACCTCTGGCA